TCCAATCCTGGCCCACTCTGGCATTCTGTCAGCTATGATGAGTGATAACCGTACCAATGCTGAAATATATTCTTGTTTGGTAATATGCACAGACTTCCCAATCATCTTAGATATCTTTGTCCATTTCGGGCCTCTTTCTCTGAATGCAGCTGAATGAGCCACTGCCCATATCAGCCTCCTATCCTCTACAGTTGTCAAAAGGGCAAACCCTAGTGCTACGTCATGCCTGGTAACTTCTCTTGTAGTTGGTGAAATAAGTTTAACTGGTGCATCTTTATCCCAGCCATAGGCCTGCCAGGTCAGCTTGTATTGAGGCCATGAGGCCATCTTCTGCTTTCTGAATGGTGAAGGCAACTTCCTCTCGGTTTCAGCTGCCTCCATAAAGAGGTCATCTAATTTTGATGCAGGCCAGTCACTCATTCAATTGCATGCTTACAAATTGTATGCTTACAAGTTGTATGCTTTCTTTTTTTAAGTTTTTGTTTTTTTGATTATTCGATTGATTGCAAATTGTATGCTTACAAATTGTATGCTTACAGTGAAAATGACCTACGGCCAATTCTAAAAAACTGATTATTTCTGTCAAGCACTTAATCATATAAATCAATATTTTTCTAAAGAACCAGCCAAAAAGATGTAATTTGCTGCATCTATTGCATGGTCTTCCTGGTATCCAGAGTTCTCCCACCTGGCTAATTTCATCTCAGCAAGCAGCCTACATACCATCGATGGGGTAATCTCCATCTCCAGGGTGTTTGACCATCTGTGGGCAATTTTGCGGTACAGAGGCCTATAATCTCCATAGGACTGCCCACGGCTCTCAAGTATAGCCTTCGACTTATCTACTAGCTCTTTTGGGTCACTCATACTTCATTTCCCCAATACTCCCAACCTTCGTTAAATAACCCCACATTTCTAGCAAACAACTCAATTCGTGGGAGATTGCCGCTACAATTTACAACCATTTCTTTAAAACAATGTGGTTTCTTTGAATGTAACTTTGGATTTACTTCAACAACTAAATTTCGTGTAGTTTTATTTTGGCATTTCATTTTACCACGAACACCAAAAATAATATGCTCCGTACAACCCCTAAAATAATATCCCATTCCCATTTCAGGAGTTCCGTCTTTATAAGTTTTTACCCATGTAATTAATGTCTTGTAGTCAAACCCCCAAGCCTTACAAACCTCCAAACCTTCTTTAATAAATGGGTTCGTGACCCATAGATATAAGTGTGCTTTGTCTTCTGATATGCTACTTACAGATAATTTTTTTATCTCCTCATTTGTCATTGTGACATACCCCACCTGACCATTGCCCCAACTTTCTTTATATTGCCAAGGTGGATCAGCATAAATAATATTATATTTTTTGTTTGGAAATGACATTTGGGTTGGGTCAGTCATCCCTGCACCTAAATTGAACTATTTCATTGAGCAGAAATGTAAAGCCACCAGATATAAACAATGCTTTTACAAAGGCTTCATAGCTATCGTATGACTCCTTGGTTAAGTGTGGAGGCCATTTATCCTCATACATCTTTTGCAAAGTAACTTCGTCTTCATCATCAACTTCTACATTAACTTCTAGTTTTACTGTATTAACCATATTTAGATTTCCCTAATTTTCTTGGGCTTGCTTTTTTATTCTTCATTTTGTTTGAAATTCTGTAGGACTGCATTTTATCCCGTTTGACTGGCTTCAACGCAAACTCTTCAGCTATTGATTTTCTTTTATTATCCATCCTGATCCATCACATTCTTCACAGTTTTCTTGATATGTTTTGAGGTAACCACCTTCTGCATAGTCAATAACGGGCCTCTCAATCATTACTTCACCAGTTCCCTGGCAATCCTTACAGTCCTCAAGATCCTCATCATCCACCCATCGATCTACGATGAAAATCTTCAACCGTGCCGTACTCTGTACGCAGTGATGAACATTAGGACATCAAACCAATCCCCAGTGATGCCAAAGTCCTTGCAGATATCTTCCTCTGTACTGCCTTGGTCTTGCAAAACTTTGACTGTCTTGATGGCATCCAGGTGATATTTTAAATATTGGATATCGTTCATACTACATTCTCCATTACTTTTATTTTTACTAATTTCTTCAGTTCGTTCTCTATCTGCTCGGCTTGATGGCAGACTTTGTAATGGCAATCAGCCTCTAGCAGGGCATTGCCAATTTCCTTTTGGTTTTTACTGATGCGCCCCTTCGTTACTGGGTTCTTGAGTTCAAAGAATATTGGTGCAAATAACTCTGGATCTAACCAGTGTTTCCTGGGTATGAATAACTCCAGGTCAGGCCAACCAAAGTTGGTTCCCAGGGTCTTTAATTTACGCATGAAGTTCATCTTCCTCATGCCTTCGTTTGGAGAGTGATGAACCACACTTCCCTTGGGTAAAGTGATTCGGAGCCAATCAACGGTCCACTTATGAAATTGCTCTTCATTCATGGATTTTATAGAAGTCATTTGGCTGCACCGCACCGTCCGTCATATTGACGATGTTTCGCATAAATTCTTGATTTGGAATCGTATAGTATTGATGCTTTGGATCAAGGCACCACCGCCTGACCACTCCAGCATGAGAGGCTCCCAGCTTCAATGCCAGCTGAACATAGCTTAATTTCTTAACCGTTCTCCAATCGTTTAACTTCAAACTTACCTCATTTTAGTCAGGATTAAACTTGATCTTACATTGATTCCAAATTGATCCTATAAAGAATAACATCTTGATTAATTCAGTCAATATTAATTTATTTGACAGTTAATTTACCTTGGCATAAGATCAAGGTTTGGAAGCAATAGAAAGTAGGAGGCGATTGAATGTTTTCATATTTAACAAATAAAAAATACCAAAATGGGCTAATGCCCTCACCGCGCCAAGGAACTCTCCAGGAACAATTATCTTTTTGGAAGGGTCAGAAAAGAAGACTTAGTTCTTTGACTAATTTAGCCAACCATTGTAAATATGGGGGGCAGAATCAATGAACGTAATACATTTAAACAACAAGTCGACTAAGCTAATGGGAATAGGAAATAACTTAAAAAAGATAGTGAGGGAGAAGGGCATCAAGGGAATCGATCTTTCAAAAGAGATGCAACTTGCGGCAGAAACAGTGAGCCGTCACATGAACCCTAAAACCCAAATCTCTATGAAATATGCCCATGAGTATGCTGAAGTTCTGGGAGTAGATCCAGAGGATATTTATCGTACTCAGGTGCCTCTGGAACTGATTGGTCAGCTGCAAGAGGATATGCACATAGATTTGTATTCCAAGAGAGAACGGTTTGAGTTGATTGGGCCTATTAACTATCCAGCAAATTACCAGGGAATACGGATCTTCAATTACTTTGCACCGCATGAAGAGTCAGTTCTTATCTTTGATGGAGAAACAAAGGCTATTAAGCGCATGGGCAGTCTAAGTATTTTGCGTTACCGAATGAAGAACGGCAAAGAGAATACGGTATTAGGCTTTCCATTCGAGCAAGGCTGGGGAGAATATAATATTCGTGTTTCTCAGGCTATGTTTCAGCGCGTTCAATGGGAAGGCAAAAGAAAGAAGTTAGCGGAGATGTGGATCAAGGATATTGAATTGCTTTGGGCCTCACCAGTATTAACCTCTGTATATCTGCCATCTGACATGGATTGTGAGATCATAGAACAATAAAAAAAGGGCGGTGAAAACCGCCCCTTCATCATACCTACTCTTCATCTTTGTAAAGGTCAGGGTATTTTTCCTTCAATCTTTTAAACGCTTCTGGGAATTTTTTTCTTCCTTCTTCAGCCAGTTCACGCATTGTTTTTCTGCGTTTACCATTCGGCCAATGGGTTGGAGGAGGCGCTCTATCAATCCCTCTGTCCTTTTTTAATCTACCTTCTTCATTAATATCAAACTCCTGACCACTCTTTTCTAAATTAGCAATGTGGTCATAGAATTGTTTAACATATTCGTAGGCATCAGCATAACTATCAACTCCAGCATCTAATCCTATCGTGCCGATTGGGTCATCAAAATCCCAATATGAGTAATCACGAGTGTAAGAAATATTATGTTTTTGGCACAATCTCTTTAGCCTCATATAATATTTTTGATCTACCTTTTTTTGTTCAGCACTGATTCCATCGTGTTTAACTGTCTTTTTAAATAAATTAATAAGTGCCTTATCTACAAAATCTGTCATTTTATTCTCCTTTGTTGCTTCCATATTAATCTATATAATCATTAAATTGATTATTTCAAGTCAAGGTATTGATTATTTTAGTCAATAAGTTTTTAATAGGGAATCGGAATCAAAAGGAATCAAAATGGGATTTGACCTGGATAAAAAATCTAACGGATTTGAGTGCTTTACGCATCACTCTAACCCCAATAGATCTGATGGGGCAATCCTCTTTGATAAGCTGATTATGAGGCCTGAGAGGAACAGAGCATGGGAGTTAATAAAGGCTGGTGATAGTGAGCGAGGCTTCGATATTCTGAGAGATCACGGGTACTATAAGGATCACCTGGGTAACATAATCTATAATGATGGCCCTAATATGCTCTTTGGTAGGGCAGTTCAGTATTACTGTGACCTGGTTCTTCTGGAGGATCAGAACCCGAATGAAGCCTACAGAGAGGCGATTAACATGATCCAGGGCTATCAGTCACCGCATTGGAGAAACGCAGCTGACGAGAAAGATCGCATCGATGATGTGGTTAATGGTGTTTATTACGATGACCAGGGCCGAAAGCCTAGAGAGAAAGAGGAGAAGGAGAAAGTATCCAAAACTCTGTTTCAGCTGGTGGCAAATAATGCTTTGGCTGGAATGCAAGAGGCCATGACGGGTGCCAACCAAATTACTGGTGAAGAAAAACTGGAAGGAAAACTAGAAGGGTGCAGGCTCCCTTATATTGGATTTGGAGATTACAATGCTGGAACAGTCGAATTAAAAACAAAATGGACAGATAATGTTTTCGACAAAGAAGGCAATCCAAAGAGGCTCCCAAAAAATTATAGGAACCAGGTAGCTGGTTACTGGCACATGACGGGAAATATGCCAAAATTGGTGATGGCAAGCAGAAATGGGTATCATGTATACCGCCCAACTGCTGAAGAATTAACAAATGCTCTGAGACTCGTAAAAACGGCCTGCCAGCGGCTGGAAGGTAAATTTGATACCTACACAACCAAAGAGGCCGTTCTTCGGTCTTGTGAGGTAGATTTCGAGGTCAAATTTTACTGGGGTGACCTTCATCCACGGCATCGGGCATTAGCAGAGCAAATTTGGGGTGTAGCCGATGGGTTTTGATTATATTCCACCTCACCAGCGGCATTCTGCAACATCCAGGGCGAGTGCCTTGAAGGTAGACTTCAATAAAAATCAGACAATCGTAATGCAAACAATTAATGAGGGCGGTCTGACCGATCTTGAGGGTCAGGAGAAATCAGGAATGTCTGGAGATAGCTGGCGGCCTGCGCGTGTCTTCCTCTGGAAAAATGATTTCTTAGAAAATTCTGGTGAAACTAGGATTACCAGTTCTGGCAGGCAGGCGACTATTTGGAAATTAACTCAAAAGGGAAGGGAACATAAAATTGAACAAAATTGAAATTGATTACAACGAGCCGTTACGAAATCGGCTAACTGAGGCGATGCACAACCTTAGTGAAAAGAACAGAACCCACGGGGTGATCCAGAAGGGCGGTAAAAAGTATACTGAAGTTTTTGTTCGTGTAGAAGAATTTAGGAAAGCCTTCGGCACAGAACTTGGCATCCAGACAGAGATCCTAAAAGACGAGGGAGGTATAGTTCAAGTCAAAGCAAATATTATTGACAAGAGTAATAATGCCATTCTTGGATCTGGATTAGCAGAAGAGGTGAGGGGTTCTTCGAATGTAAACAAAACTTCTGCTCTTGAGAATTGTGAAACATCCGCAATAGGCCGCGCCCTGGCATCTCTCGGTTTGCATGGTGGTCAGTATGCAAGTGCAAATGAAATTGATCGGGCAGAAGCCAAAGCAGAAATTATTGAAGAGAAAAAGAAAGAGCCACAACCAGGACCACAACCAGAGCCAGAGGCTCCCAAGGAAGCTGCACCTGGTGAGGATAGGGCGATTGAATTTGCCACCGAACTGTCACGCAAAATGATAGCTTGTTCGTCAGCTAAAGATTTGAAAATTCTGGAAGCAAAGAATGATAGCGGCATCAATATGCTGAAGGAAAAGTTCCCTGACATCTACAAACCAATCAAAGAAAAATTTGTCGAACTCCTAGATGGATTTGGCGAAGCACCATTTTAAAAACGAAAGGAAAACTAATGCAAAGTACAAACCCAAAACCACCACTTCAAAACGGAAAAATTCAGATCCCCGAAGGCGGTGAGGAGCATTCCATCAAAGGTTGGATAAACACCCATTTTAATGATCGTGCAAACGAAGAGGCAAAGTTGGCGGTAGCGGAAGTTATCCGACTTATTGAAAAGCACGATCTTTCTATTAAATTAAAAATCACTAAAAAAATAGCAGATGTGCAGCCAAGTGATTGGCCTCAAATTGCATACTTTAATATGTACAGAAACAAGTATCGGATGGAAGGTTTGCAGCCAGTATCGCAGACCACCAGGGAACCCCAATTTCAACCGTCAGCACCAGCTGCTGATGATGATCCATTTACAGTCCGATGAGGTGTGCCGTGCGCCCCATTTTATGGATCGATTTATGGGTTGAGAGAAAGAGAATTGAAAGATTAAGTAAAACGAAATTTGGAAGGATTTGGTTATGGTTCAGAAGTTACTTTATACGATAAAAGAGGCCGCTGAAATTTTACTTGGGGAAGATAACTTGGCTAATCGAAGAGTGGTTAGGAAGTTGGGAACTCAGGGGGATATTGAGGTGAAGCAAGTTGGCAGAAAGTTTTTTGTCCCTGCCAACGAAATTCAAAAATTTAAACAACTGCAAGTTTCTTCTCAGGCATCCTAGAGGCCTTTCGCTGCCTTGCAATTTTCTTGAGATCAATATTAAGAAACGCATATTGTGATCTGGTGAAGGCTGCGTTCTCATGGCCCATTGCATCGGCAACATCTGCCCATGACTCTCCCAATTCGGAAATAGTACGGGTTGCAAAATAATGACGAAGACAACCGCTTGTCACTCGCTTTGCACCAGACCTTCTTACGGCTCTTTTAAATAGGTCACGAAAAAATTCTTGGCTAAGAAAAGGATGCCTATGCCCAGGAAAACAAATGTCGTTTTCAGAACAGTTTGGTGACTCCAGTTTCAATTCGGAAAGAAGCGCAATAGCGGTATCATCAAGAGCAATTGGCCTTTCACCTTTTTCAGTTTTTGTGGAGTTTAAATTGTAGTTCTTGTCTACGGAGTTGGTTACGAAAATATACCCGTCTTTTAGATTAACATTTTTCCAATGTAATGCCCGTGCCTCAGACTGTCTTATTCCAGTACAAGCCTGCACATAAAAAACAGTTCTGTGTAATAGGCTCTCTTTTGAAATGCCATCATCCCACAATTTGTCATACTCAACCTGATCGATTTGTAGATGTGATCGGTCACTAACTTTTGCCCCAGCGGAAAGATTTTTTGTAACCTTTTGGCTATCAAGAGGGTTAACTGCAACCCAGCCTTTATCAAGAATATGAGCAAGAAAATTTTGTATATAAATCTTCTTTTTAGAACGGGTAGATTTGGCAGACCATTTTGTCTTTATCAACCTCTCAAATTCGGTTCTAAACTCTTTGATGTTGAACGGGTGAATAATGTCTTTTGCAACGTACTGACTAAAAACTCTTCCACTAAATTTTTGCTTAACAATCCATGCTACTGCACATGATTTGGAATTGAGTGTATCCAATGAAATGTTTTTAAGTTCGTACTGATCTTTTATATCCTTCAGCCAATCTTCATAAGCATCAGCTATAGTAATTTTAGACTGTTCCTTTTTCGCCTTGGCAACGTAATCACCCTTTATAAAATCTGCCAGGAGAATTGCAGCATCTTTCTGAGCAGCTGCTTTTGTGGAATAGTTTCCGTGCCTTATTCCAAGACCAATTCTTTTACCATTGATTACAAAATAACCTCTATATTTTTTCACATTTAAGGGTGCGGTTTCTCTCGCCATTTCGATTGCTTCCTTTCAATTAATTAACTCCTATAGTCAATAATATAGTGTGGAATAATCAATAATTCAATAGCTGTGCTATCAAAAGGTAGCACAAAAGGTAGCACAATTTAAAAAAATGAGGGGAGGGGTATTGCACTCTAATCAGAATAATCTATAGATTATAAGGGCTTACGAAAGTATGCCCAAGTGGCGGAATGGTAGACGCAGCGGATTCAAAATCTGTTGCTGGAGCATTAATTCAGACATTTCAGCTACTTTTAAGGGATTTCAGCACATCGGAAAACTGCTCAATTCCACTCAAATCAATTCAAAGGTAGCACAAAGGTAGCACACGATTCTCTGCTTTTACCTTGACTTTGAAAGTCAACGATAAGTCTTCATCAGGGATTTTTTCTTTGAACCCATTTGAACCTTCTTGCCCGTCTTTGCAGCTGCCTTTTTTGCAGCGGCTTTGCCTGCTTTAGAATATGAATATTTTTTACCATTAACCATTGGCATCATTGAATTCCTTCCATTCGGTTAACTAATCTGTCTGCCCGATTTTTTACCTGGACATACCACTTCGAACTCTTCATCTGCTTTGCGGCTTCCTTCCAATCTCGATTGTCAACGGCCTGCTTCATCATTTTAAATTTGGACAATCTGGGCCTCCCCATATTGAACATCATGTTGGCAATTATCTGCTGCGCTTCCTCTGGAAGTTCCCCAAAATATGGATATAATTTCTCACACTCTTCGATCATAATTTCGACATCTTTTTCGAACAGTTCATTGACCCTTTCGTCAGAGATTTCTTCACCAAAATCCATATCAAATTCTGGCTCACCATCGACACACAAGTGACCGATTCCACAAGTCTTCAAACCAAGCGAATCTTTATAGATTTCATGCTCTACACCTTCATCAATTTTGAGTTGCTCACGCAGCTTTTCTATGTCCATTTTTTATCCTTTCCTTTGCCTAAGTTTTTCGAAGGCTCTATGCCCAAACCAAAAGCTAATAATTCCACTAAAAAGAATTTGAGTATCCTGATCCCAGATAATCGGCATGGCATCATTCAAGGTTTGGCCTGCCTTCATTGAGGTCACCAGGGCGGTGATCTTTACGGTCAGAAATATACCTACGAACAAGTAGGTTACGATTGGCCTGACTGACCCTGATAGGGCAGCTGCGAAAGTTGAATTGCTGACTGCCGCTGCCTGGCTTTTATGAATTCCTTCTATTTCAGCGATGTCGCTTTTAGAACGTAATTCATCAATCTTGAGTTCAGATAATTGTGCCGCATATCGCGCCTTTGCTTGCAACATTGCCAACTCTTGTTTGTCGGCTTGTCTCTGTTTGAAGAGATCAATGACACTCGGAATTATGCTTGTGCCAAACCCTAATGCAGATCCTAAAAGTGATAACATTACGACTTCCAGTTTCGAGTTGCCCAGCTAGTAAATCCCATATAGGCACCCACCACCGAACAGAGTGAAATGTAAAATAAATCTGAAATACTGGTGAGCAATTCTATTCTCTCGTCTGAGACAAATGGCATGAAAAGTAACAGAGTATAAATTGCGATTGCTATTAATGAATACCTGGCAAGTCTTAATTGAGCCAGATGTTTTCTGCTCTGATCTTCGAATTCCCTGATCTCTTTTGCCTTGTCAATTTCAGCATCTGTCACTACTCCATCCCCGTCAAAATCATAGGGATCTAAGACACTATCTTCTTGTAATTTTTTAGCCATTGTCTTCGTACTCATTTATAATTTCTTGGATTGCTTTTCTGGTGGGAGAGGGGTTCACTTTACATGAATATTCTACCTGGCAACGGTGCCTTGGTGAGTACTGAATTATGGCCGTTTCAACAGTGTTTTGATCCCCGTAGTATATACACAATACATCGCGAGTTTGATGCGCTCCAGGGTTCCTAATTAGGACTGCTACACGGTGTAATCTACAGATAGTATTTTCATCAGTTGTCGAGGAGTTTAAGTCCCCAGGCAAGACCAATGAGTAGACCCACACCCACAAGACCAACGACAGTGAGTACCACAATAAATTGTATTTTCTCAATCCTTGCTTCTCGCTCATATTTCATTCGCTTTCTTTCTAGACGGACATTTTTTTCGATCTCTAATAAATTTAACCAACCCTTTTGTCCTAATCCCAAAGTCCAAATTATGTGGTGCTGCAATTCATCTCTTTGTTTTTTTACGGTTTCCAAATTTTGGAGGATAGCGAAACTTTCCTCCTCTATAGAACGACCCTTTTTTAATCGAGTTAGAAGAGAAGGATTTTTAAGTTTCTTGTGTGCGTGTTCAAGGTCTGAAACTGCTCCCATCCATTTACCAATTTGCTGGGAAACATCTTCAAATTCCTTGCCTGCGTTCACAAGTTTCTTCACGACTTGGAAGGAACTGGTAACGGCAGCGAAGAGGGTCATTGGATCCATAATATCACCTGGTAAATCGGCAGGCTCTGAACCTAGGTAATATATGTCCGATTAATAAATTTTAAGTTTGTTTAGAGTTGGAGTGCCACAGTTAAAAGAATAATAATAACTGCACCAAAAGCAGCAATAAGGATAGTTTCAATCCGCTTAATACGATTAAACAAATCCTTGAACTGAATAGTGGTTTCAGTCTCGATGCGATGAGTGCGTGAATCAAGTTGATGTATCTGTTCTGTCAATGAGGTAAGAGTTGGCTTACTCAATTACTTACCCTCCAATGCTGTAATACGAGCCTCTAACTCTTGTATTGTTTTGACTAATAAAGGAACAAGTTTAGATTGGTCTATGCCTTGATACTCAGGCTTACCATCTTTATCAACGGCATCCTTTGTTCCTGTAACAGCTTCTGGCACGATAGAAGAAACTTCGTGGGCTAAAAATCCATCTACTGTTGTGTCTTTGTCTGCCTTAAAATTAAATCTGCTTGGTTTGAGTTGTTTCAACCTTGATGTAGCATCCCAAGATGTTGTTACATTTTCTTTTAAACGATAGTCTGAGGAAGTGTTGTAGGCTGTGGCAGTATTTGTACAAGTCACAGACCCTACATTAGAACCTTCTCTAAAAAATTGAATTTGCGCTCTGCTGTTATTATCTCCTGATGTTCTTGCTAATTCCAGAGGTTGTTTTGTAGCACTAACCAAAAGTCTTCCAGTTGATTGCTCAACAGCGAGAGTGCCAGTAGCTAAACTTTCAACATCTGAATTAAATGTAGTACCACTTACAAGCAAGTTGCCATCAGCATCTATCATCATCCTTGGGTCGCTACCAATAGCCGCTCCACCTGACGCAGTTCCAAACTCCATTTTAAAGCCACCGCCAGTGCCTTGAGCCTTACCGCTAATAAACCCTCTTATCCCATCAGCGTTACTATCAGAGTCAGCACCTGCCCAATTAATAGTGCCATAATTATCATCATTCGCAATAGCCGTGTCTTGCCTATGCAATCGTATGTTTGACTCTCCATCAGTTGTCGTAATTTGGAGTGTTTCAAGAGGTGTATCTTCTCCTATTCCAACCTTGCCATCAGAATGTACTCGCATCTTCTCCGACCCTGCAATCTTTACGGCAACAACATCATTGGTTGAGAGGTCAATGCCACTATCTTGGTCGCCAGATTGATTTAGTAGCTTATCTACTTTGATTTCACTAACCATTAGCTTATCCTATTTTGCTTGCTTTATCTCTTGCGGCTCTATCTTTGTAGTCACTCCTTGCCGTAACTAACTTTACAAAGTCTGCTTGATTGCTTGGAATTGGGTCAGTGAAACTACTGTCGTTCATAAGTTTTGTTGTCCACTCTGATTGCATACGTTTCCAACAGTTGTTTTTCTTGCCTGTCATTGCCGCTTGCAACCACGCATCTAGGTCTAGCAAATCATTCTTCAGAATTGTTTGTTCTGTGTCTGAAAGCTCCACAGTTAATGTTAATTTTGCCATTTATATCTCCTTTATCCTAATAAATAACCAGAAAAGTGACTCCACTGCCTAATATCGGCTTGTGCTGCTCCGTTATTAGCTATTTCAATCGTAATAGAAGCTGTGTCATTTGCATCCATATCCATAACAACAGTTAAACCTTTATGATAATATGCAGGGTCAGTATCAAATTGATTTGTTGATTCAAAATTTGAAACTCCTCTGTTGGAGGCAGATATGTTTATACCATAATATGTAGTATTTAAGTCTAAATTATCTATTCTTACTTCAGCATTTAGTAGGTATTTACCAGTAACAGGAGCAGTAAATGTGTTTGACGAAAAATCCCCATTATTGTCATACACCTCTGTATCAAATACTACTGTTGTTGTTGCGTCTATTGCAATATCGCTTTGAGTACCTGAAGGTCTTGCTAAAAAAGCAGGTTGTAATGGCTTAGTTATATGACCATTGGCATCAAAGACCATGTGGCTCGTTGTACCTAGAGTAGAACCTAATCCTATTGTCAGGCTATCTGAACTATCGTCTAGGCCAATGTGAAAGTCTTGGGCATTACCATCAAAGACAATCTTAGTATCTTCTGCGGTAGCATCACCAATGGTTAGAGTTTTAACATCTTCTATATTGTTTACTTTAATTGTACTCATGCTATTTTCCATCCACCAGCTGTTGTTCTTGCAGCTGTTATTGCATTTTGATTTAGAGTAGTTGTACTACTACTCTGGTTGTCAAAATAAACAAAAAGTTTAAGAAAATCCCCAGAGCTTGTTAAATCGACTACCTGATTAACCCACAATACGCCTGTAGTATCTGTATTGCCTTGCGTATTTGTATAAAACAAATCTTGTTGGATAGAATCATTCTTTTTCCAATAACCATAGTTTTCTCCTGAAATGGCATTGCCACTTGTTTGCCAAAAGATATTGGTATATACCCAGTAATATCCAGCAGTCGAAGCGGTTACAGTTAGTTTATTACTTGCAAATAAACCACCTTGATTAATAGTTCTTCCACTATTAGAACCATCTGTGACTGTATCAAATGTAACTTGTACATGAGCCGCATCAGCAATACCACTTTGGTCTGCACTTTTTGTTACATGGAATATAGGTAAAGTCGGTTGTGATATAACACCATCACTGCCAATAGTCATTCCTGTGGTGTTATTTGTGTGAGAAATTGTTTCGACTTGTAACTTACTCATACTATCACCCATGTTCCTGAGACAGTTACAGTGGCGGTAGATGCAATCGTAATTGGCCCTGCATTAACGGCTGTATGTGTGCTGTCTATTGTTAGTGAATTTGTGACTGTAGCTTCTTGTTGCTGAATAACTGCCTCATAAGAAGTTTGTTCACCAGTTCTACCAGTATAATTATCCATTTTAGGTTATCTCCATAATTGACATTGTAACGGAAACCTTATCCGTTACAGAACAGTCCACCTCAATTTGGTCTGTAGTTTCTAAAACAATCTTATTCCCAGAAAGAATGTGGACAGAACCACCAACTGGTATTGGCACTGATTTAGCCAAAAAGGTTGTAGTGTTTGTTGCGGCTCTTCCACCTCCACTCGTATCAGATACTAGCTTTACGGAAGCCGTTACCGCAGCCGTGTGAACATTTGCAAGGACTAATCCCAACACAATAGTAGTTGTACTACTCGGTACTGTGTAGAGGTCTTCAAAAGTTCCAGCTGATGCAGGCATCACATCGTGGGATACCACGCGAAAAGTATTTGCCATTGTTTTCTCCTTTTTTAATTAGCCAAGCGCGATGCTCATGGCAATCGGGTCATCTAAAGTACACGCAATGGTGACTGTATCTGTCGATCCACCAGTTGTAGTAATTCCAGAACCAGCCGCGAGTGTTAAAGTATTGCCATCCGTTATTGTTT